TAGCAATAAAACCTAAAATACCAGCACCAATAAAGAGTGCTAATTTTAGTTTTCCTAGTATACCACCAGTGAACATGTTTTTTAAACCCAACCCAAATCTCTTAAGTCTAAGACCAGTATTTTTTAGTACACCACCAAGTCCTTTAAAAGCTGGCCATAACCCTGCTAGCAGTTTAAGTGGAATGTTAATAGCTGCCTTTACTTTCTTACCAGCATCTTTTAACTGACTCCCCATTGCACTTCCAAAAAGTTCACTAAAGTCATCTCCAACATTACTAAATGCAGTTTTAAAACCTTCTGCAACTTCTTTGTTAGACTTTGCTAAATCTTCACCCACCTTTGAGTACGCCTTTGCACTATTATCTGATGCATCTTGAATCCTTTTATTGTAAGCATTTAATGCAGCTTCAAATCCTAGTTCACCCTTCTTAATACGATTACCACTTTTGGTGATTGCTTCATCGACACCTAGTCCACCTAATCCAAATGCTTTTTGGATTTTTTGCATAACTGTTTCTGCTTTGGCGGCCTCAGCATCTTTAAGTTTCTTTTCTAATTCCTTTATTTGTTTTTCATTAGATTTACTTATCTTGTTAGCAGTTCTTTCTAATTGGGTAGTCTGTTTCTTAGCTTCCTTTAACTCTGCACGTTGTTCATCAAATTGTGCTTCATTAACAAACAACAATCTTGCAATTGTCTTAGCTAATCCTTGTATTTGTGGGTCGTCTGCCATCTGTTAAATCCTAGTTAGGGTTAGTGTCCCCGTGTTCTTTAGCTGCACTTGAAGTGTATAGTCCAAACCATGCTGCACCAGCACCGACTAATACAGATATCAAACCTGATTGTTCTAGTGTTGGGTCTGCTAAGTCCATGAACCAAAATGTTGCGTAGTAAAGAAGATACATGTATATACCTAAGAATGCTCTTGGTATAATTCTCCATGCATCAATTGTTTTTGCAGCGAAAATCCATTTCTGCCATGGATTCTTTCTGTCTTCGTTTGTCAATTCAAAAATTTCTTGTTTAAGTTCGCCAATCTCTGATACCATGGCCATGAACTTCTTCAAGTCTATTTCAACCTCGTTACGACTCATGTCTCCCGAGAATTTATCTATATCGCTCATTAGTGTGTCCTCTAATTTAGTTAGTTATTTCTTTTGACTCAGTCGGTCTTTCTCCTCTTTCAAGTAGTTCATAAGTAATGTCGAATATATCTCTCTTTCCCAAGGTATCATTCCGTCTAAGTCACTCAATGTGTATTTATGGTGTTGCATGAGTTGAAAGTTGGTTTGATAGTAATTAATCATGCTATCATGAGAAAGAGCTATTAAAAAAAATTCTCTAGACCCCTAATAGTCATTGACTGTTCTGTTTCACATTCAGGACATTTGTAAGTTACAGTGTGTGAAAGATTGGGAGCTCCTGTAAAGAATGCACCAACCTTTTCTAGTTGACCAATAGTCATTCCGTCTAGAAATGATTCTATTTCACTATCGGGTGTCTCCATCATTTCATGTACTTCTTCATTATCAAAAATCCTAACAATGCATTTTTTCATAACATCCAAGAGTTGTGATTCATCGTTTTCTGAAATATTCATAGACTCCATAAGAGTTGGGTATTTCAGAACCATTCCAATTTCATCATTAATCATTACTGTATTGTCAATCATACTACTCTTATCTACAGAAATATCTGCAAGGTTAATAGGTAGTTCAACTTTAGGATGTGTATCATCTTTCTGACAAGGTAAATTCAATTTAACTGTTTCTCCAACAGACTTTGACCTAACTTGTAGAAATAAGTATTCAACATCAAAAGTAGATAACTTTGATATATCCAATTTTTCAAAAGTACATGCAGTCAACAAAGTTATAATGTTTTCTGTAATCTCTTTTTGATTTGGGTCTTCTTTAGTTAGGAGAAGATTCCTTTGTTCCTTCACTAGGAAGGGTCTAAATTTTACTTCAGTACCATCACTGGGCAACTCACAAAAAAATGTAGGTGCCGATTGTATCGGTAATGCCATAATTTACTCCATATTTTAACCGAAGATATTTGAAATTCTAGTCAATCTATCATCGTATTTTTTCAATCTCGCGTCTAAACTTCGGACTTTATTTCCAAACCTTCCACGCAATTTATCAGTTTCTAGAAGTGCATCTAATACTCTTCTACCTTTATTTAGTAAGGACAATTTAGGTGCATTTACATACTCAGTATCAAATGTTTCAAATGAGAATGTTACTTCAAATTTCATTATCTCATCTCTTGCACCAGTGTTATGTGTCATAGCACCTAATGTTATTGGGTATGCATTATGAAGTGTTGTCTTCATTGCATCTGCACCATCCTTTCTCATAGAGATAATCTCTACTCTACCAACATAGTCTTGTTGATATCTAAATGTAGGTCTCAATGAATTACCTTGGTCTTCATGTGTTCCAGTTCCAGTATAGATATAGGACTGCCATGCATCTAATATAAACTTATCTGCAAAGTGTTGGTCACATAAAAATGTCATAGGAACTCTTTGACCATCCATTGTTATATTGTTTGGAATGTTCCTAACAGGGCCGTATGAAGACCACTGACTTGCCTCCAATTCTTTAGAGGGAATTTGTACAGTTTCACATCTCCAACCTTCAAGTGCAATACCTTGTGGCCCAAAGATGTTAACCATGAAATAGTTTCCTCTTGCACCCGTGTCAAAGTTGTACTTTAATTTATCTATCTGAAGATTTTCATCTCCCGATTTAAGACCAATCAATCTGTCTAGTATACTCATATGATTTTTTCTCTAGTTTCCCTGTAAACTGTGTTAGTATTTATACTTCCTTTCTCACTTGTAAACTTAGAAAGTGGTAATAAAGGAACAAAGTCCCACTGACTTGGATTCACTTTAACTATCTTAGAGTCCAAGTGTTCAAATAGATATTGTTTGACACATGGTTTTGCAACTCTTAGATTAGATGCAGTTGCAAGTGATTGATATCTTAACCCTAGTCTAACGTTCTCATCTGCAACACTCTCATCATCAAAATCATTAGAGTATGCATACAAGTTCTCTAGTAATCCTACTCTAAGTCTAGGGTGTAGATAGTGTAAGTTAAGTCCTAAGAATCCACTTTTGTATTTCTCTAACATAAAGATTAAAGGGAATCTGTCATAGTAGGGAAGGGTATCTTTGTGTTTTGCATCATATATAAACATGTACATCTCTCCTACTATCATTTCTGTAGGTATGATGTCTTCGCCTGCTTGGTTTAAAACCTTATCGGGTTTTGCATATGACTTGATTGTCTTGAGGTTTGATTTAAACCAGTCTAAGGACTCCTTCTGTCTTTCTTGGAGTTCTACGGGTTTAAGTAATTCTATTTCTTTGAAGGTGAGTCGAGACATACTACTATTTATAGTATTGGGTCTGACTTCTTCCTATTATATTTTGTTTTGTCCGAATGGACTTGTGATGCACCATGACTTGGTGTTTCTTTTCTTACCTTAACTACAGGTTTCTTTTTTCCGAATGCAAGTTCCCATCCATCAGCATAGGCTTCTTCGTTTGAGTTCCTTCTCTTGGAACCTTTCCCCCCATGCCAATTACTCATTATCTTATCTTTCTATAGTTTGCGTTGTTACGTCTCTTAAGGTCTAACTTTTTCTTTCTCTTTAAATCTTGGTTCTTCTGATTCTTAGTATCGTTAGGTTTCTCGTGATACTGTCTATCTCTAACCTCTTGTACGATACCTGCGTTATCGCATTCTTTTTTAAATCTACGAAGAAGTCTATCGAATGGTTCTTCCATTCTATTCTTCGGATTCAATCTTGGTTTAACACTTGGCATATTTATTTCCTAAAAAATGTGAAGTCACCCCACGCTTTACAGCAACCCGTTCTTCACCGACCAATCCGCTATATGCTATTGACCTTTCCCTTACTGAATACCCCCAATTTAAATACATGACATATTTAAACCAATCCACGGCCTCAGTTCGTAGTCGTCTTATTTTCAAGGACACATTTTGAATAAACACGACTACCCCATTGTAAGAAGACTAGCTATCTGCAGCCAACTTCTTAAAGTAATCCATCGCATCGTCTTCCTCTACTTGTGGTGAGGTTGCTTCTGCTGATGAGATTACAGGTTCTTCTGCAACAGTTTCAGTGTTCACATTAGACCATGGCACTTCTTCCATATCTTCTGCAACTGACTCTGCTGTAGAGTTACTTACTGAACCTTGTAAACCTAATACTCTATCGAGTTTCTCTTTGAGTTCCTCGTAGGATTTGAATTCACTTGGTGCAATAATACCACTTAAACTATGGACACTTGTATATATGTCGTTTAGTTTATTTTCATCAGTAAATAATGGTGCTGGTGAATCAAACTCTGATTTATCGTAGTTCCAATAACCATCGACTTTTCTGATTTTGATTTTAAAGTTTGCACCTTCATCTCTTAAGTCAAAAGGATTGATTGCTTTCTCATCTTCAAATGCTGGTGAGATTGCTTCCTTAAGTGCTTCAAAGATTTTTTTACCAAATCTATATTTGAATACTTTACCTTCGTTGTCGGGATTTTTAGGGTCTGAAACAACATAGACATTAGACACATAATGTAAACGTCTTTTCTGTTTACGTGCAATCTCTTTGTTTGCTTCGATACCTGTATTCCACAACTGGGTATTATATTCACTAACAGGGTCTTGTTTATTAAGAGTCGTTAAAGACTTCTCAATATACCATCCACCTGGCCCTTGGAATCCATGGTCGAAGTATGATACCCAAGGCATCTCTTCTCCATCGGGAGTAGGCAAGAAACGAACTACTGCATAACCATTACCACTCTTATCGAGTTCGGGTTTCCACATAGTATCGTCATTGTAGGATTTTTTTGCACCTTCTGTTGGTGAAGCTGTTTCCATTGCAGCTCTTAGTTTGTCTAAACTACTTGACATTGTATTCTCCTATTTTATTACAATTATATCGCATTTTATTACAATTTTATAAAGATACTTCAGATGGGTGACCCACCCCAAGTATCCACTCTTCACTATTTTCATAGTTAAGTACATTATAGTCTACCTTCACCAACCCGTCAAGGGGTTTTTTCCAATAAACATTAATGTTTTCATACTCTTTTAACAGAGCAAGAAACTGTTGTTGTTGAGTATGGAAGACTCTCGACTCCTCTGTATACTCATCTTGGTAATTTAAGTAATCACCACTGTATATACTTGTAGGGTCTGCATGTTCTAATGCATCAAACCCAATCAAACATATATCCGTATATTTATGTTCGGCTGCATATCCTAATGCAGACATTCCACCAAATAAATTCTTAAGTTTTGGATTATTATAT